TGTTTTTAATATATAGAAATCCGAATAAATAACGGGCAAAAAACAATTATGGGAAAGTTTGAAGTAGGAAATAAATTAGGTGGAAGAAAGCCAGGTTCTTTGAATAGAAGCACCGAACAGGCAAAATTAACTATTGCTAGATTGGCAAATAGAGGATTAGATAATATAATGGAGGACTTTGATAAGATAAGAAAGGACAATCCAACAGAAGCAGCAAAGCTTTATTTAAAATTGCTAGAGTATATTGTGCCAAAGAAATCATCAATGGAGATTAGTGGAGAGATAGACCATAGAATACAACAGGTAAGTATTAATATAAACAGAGCAGATAGTGAACATAGAGATTAATACTACAATTACATTTCAACATTTAGTAGATAGTAAACATAGAGTTACGCATCATATCGGCGGGACTAGAAGTGGTAAAACATTTGGTATCTTGCAGTATCTTATCGTTGAAGCAATTAGAGAGGCACAAACCATTACTATTGTTAGAAGAACTATACCATCAACAAAGAGAACAGTTATAAAAGATTTCATTGACATACTTAAATCAATTGATGTATGGCGTGATGATAATTGGAATGTAAGTGATAGAACTTATAAGTTGCAAGATAGTTTAGTTCAGTTTATTAATTCTGATGACCCTGAGAAGTTAAGAGGTTTAAAATCAGACATACTCTTTATAGATGAGGCAAGTGAGATAGATGAGGAAAGTTATTTTCAGCTAAGTATTAGAACAACAGGTAAGATAATACTTGCATACAATCCTACGGTAAGTCCCTTTAATTGGTTAAGACAAATGCAAGATTGTGAGAGATTTGTTACAACATACAAAGACAATCCTTACATACCAAAAGAAATGGTTAAAGCAATTGAGGATTTACAATTCACATCACCTAAAAAGTATTTAATCTATGGTAAAGGTGAGTTTGCTGCAAATGAAAAAGCAATCTATAAGTTTGACATCGTTGATGACTTTGAAGCAGACTTTGTTGCATTCGGATTAGATTGGGGTTATTCACAAGACCCAACTGCAGTAGTTGCTGTTTATAAGAATGGTAATGATTTGTATTTGGAAGAGGTATTGTATGAAAGAGGATTAGTAATGAACGATATAATAACTGCACTAAATAAAAAAGACATAGATAAGTCTTATGAGATATGGTGTGATAGTTCAGAACCGAGAAGCGTAGAGGAATTATATAGAAGTGGATTTAATGCAAAACCTGTTAAGAAAGGACCTGATAGTATTAAGTTTGGTATATCAGTCATGCAGAATTATAATATACACATACTTAAATCATCAACCAATTTAGTTAATGAGATGTATGCTTATCAATATGCATCGGACAAATACGGATACACTACCGATAATCCAGAGTCAGGTTTAGACCACTTACTGGATGCTGCTAGGTATGTTGCAATGATGAAACTAACACAGAAGGCAACAACGAAAGGTAAGTATGCTATCACAATAGGAAATGTAAAGTATTAATATGGAACAGAGTTGGACAGAAAGTGAAATAAGAGAATTAATAATATATGCAAAGAGATTGCAAGGTGAAGTAGATGATGCAAATGCAAAACTAATAATGATGAATGCTGCATTAGAAAGAGAAGAGAAGAAAGTAATTAGATTAAATAACATGATAAAATTTTTAACAAATGGTGCAGGAGATAGAACTTAGTATACCACAATCGTATGGTGATATAACTTTAAAGAAATGGTTAGACTTGCAAGAACAAATGCAATCGTATAAAGATGATGAAGAAGCAGTGAATGCAATTATGTTGTATCACTTATGTGGATTAGATGCAAATTGGATTAATGGTTTAGACATAGACTCATTCAATAAGATAATGGCAGAGCTAAATAAATTTTTGTCTAATACTGATTTACCCTTGCAAAGATTTGTAAAGATAGATGGTGTTGAGTATGGATTTGAACCTAATTTATCTGAAATGGCGTATGGTGCATATGTCGATATAAGTAAGTTTGAAACATTTAGTATAGATAAGAATTGGGCAAAGATAATGAATATACTATATAGGCCTGTAATTAAGAAGAATGGTGACATGTATCAAATCAAACCTTATACAATAGGTGAAGATGAGAGTAAATGGTTATCAGTTGGAATGGATATACACTTTGGTGCCTTGTTTTTTTTTGTTCATTTGTCAATAGACTTGTTCAGTTCTACCCTGAAATCTTTGAAGGAGGAGGAGCTTCCTCCCAACATCAAGTTAATTTTGGAAAAAAGTGGGGAGCTTATTCCTCGATTTATGAACTCGCCGAAGGAAACATTACCAAATTCGGTGAAATCCTAACTATGCCTTTAGAACAATGTTTACTTTACTTATGTTATAAAGCAGATAAATCTCTATTAGAAGGCATATTACATAAAGAAGCATTAAAGAAAAACCAATAACTATATTTTAGGATTGGATTGTTTTTAATAAAAGAAATCCACAATGGGAAGATGGTCTAATAGTCGTAATGGTAATTTAAGATACTCGGTTAATCGTGAGAATAACTCGGGTATATACATAGGGCCAACTAGAGGTCTATCAAGTCCTAAGAATAGCAGAAGAGCATGTCTATGTGTGCATAGTGATACTTATGATGTGAAGTGTTGTAAAGGTGCGTTAATGTCACAAGGAATAGGTGTAATACAAGGTGTTCCATTTATACCACAAGACTTAGGGGCATTCTCTTTTGGATTTAGCGATGGATTTGAAATTGATTAAAAATAAATAACTGATATGGCTATATTAACTAAAGCACAATTACAAGCGGCAAACTCATCATCGTTTCCGAATAATAACTCACAACTAATTACTCCACAAGTTTTGCGTGATTACAATACAAATGTAATTGACACACTTGTAGATAGTTTAGATACAGGTAGTTTTGCTAGAACGGATATTACAAACGACTTCACTCAAACAAATAATTTTACTTCTATATCTGCATCTGCATTTGTATCTGCAAGTAACTTTATAGGTGATGGTTCTAAATTAACAAACATAACTGCATCTACTGCATTACCTATATTAGATGAGGGTGTATTGCAAGGATTTGCTACATCAATGAACTTTACAGGTAGTGCTATATCTGCACAAGTTATTGCAGGAACTGCCGTAGTGCAAGTAAACATAGAAGGTGCTGGGTTAGTAACGACTGCATCTTTTAATGCATTTACTTCATCTACAAATCAATTTACTCAAAGTGCTTCATCATCTATATCTCAATTGAATGCAAGTTCTGCATCTCAACAGATTAGTATAAATGCATTAAATGTATATACTGCATCACAATCGACTGCAAGTATAGTAAACTCAATTACTGAATTAAATTCATTTACTGCATCACAAGAGATATACAATACTGCGATATCAAATAAAGTAACTAGTTTAGAAATAGCAACTGCAAGTTTATTCACATCAGTAGCTAATTTAAATCAATCATCTGCATCTCAACAGATTAGTATTAATAATTTGAATACAACGACTGCAAGTCTTTTAATTGAAACACAAAACTTAGAATTGTTTTCTGCATCTGCATTAACATCATTAAGTAATTTAAATACTGCAACTGCATCTTTATTTACTTCTACTAGTTTATCATTGACTACTGCATCGTTTAATACAGGCACAAGAAACTTAACATTCACAAAAGGTGATACAACTACATTTAGTGTAAACATTCCTGATGTGACCGGTTCAACGGGTAACTTTGTAACAACTGCATCATTCAACTCTTATACATCATCTAACGACCAGAGAGTAAGTAGTTTAGAAGTAAATAGCGCTAGTGTTAATACATCTATCACTAATATCAATACAACTACTGCAAGTTTAAATACATCGGTAAGTGCTTTAAATACATTCACTGCTTCACAATCAACTGCAAGTATAGTAAATTCAATAAACGAATTAAATACATTTAGTGCATCTGCATTGGTATCGATAAGTAATTTGAATACGACTACTCAAAGTTTAAATACATCGGTAACTAATATAAATCAATTCACTCAATCTGCAGAAGTATCAATAAACTCATTAAACTCTGCAACATCATCTTATGTTACAGAAAGTGAGACTGCTTCTTTTGCAAGAACAAATGTAGATAATAACTTTACTGCAAATCAAACATTCACAAACATAACTGCAGTATCTGCATCATTTACATATGTTCAAACGACATACGAAACTTCAAGTATAATATACTCTTCAGGTAGTAACCAGTTCGGAGATGAGTTATCAGACATACAAACTCTTTCAGGTAGTGTTAAAGTGCAAGGTAGTTTGACAGTTAATGGAACACCTGTATTGACTTCATCTGTTGATATTAGTGGTTTAGTTACAACTGCTTCATTTAATGCATATACACAATCTAATGATGATAAAGTAAATAGTTTAATTAACGCAACTGCATCTTATGCAACATCTGCAATCACTGCAAGTTCATTAATAACTGCATCTGCAGTAGGTAACACAATAACTTTTACAAAGGGTGATGCATCTACATTTAATGTAAGTGTAGCATCAACACCAATAGATACTGGTAGTTTTGCAACAACTGCATCATTCAATGCTTATACACAAAGTAATGACCAAAGAGTTAGTTCATTAGAAACGAATAGTGCAAGTGTTAATATATCAATAACTGCATTAAACACATTTACTGCATCTCAATCAACTGCATCATTAGTAACATCAATCGATAACTTAAATCAATTTAGTGCATCTGCATTAACTTCAATAAGTAATTTAAATTCAGCTACTGCTTCATTACAATCTGCAACTGCAAGTTTATTTACTTCTGCAAGTTTAGGTTTAACTACTGCATCATTTGCAGGAAATACTTTAACATTTACAAAAGGCAACGGAACTACATTTGGTGTAGTTATTCCTGATGTTAGTGGCAGTGCAGGAACAACGGTAATTGAAGTAGTTTATACAGGTGAGAATATAACTAAAGGAGACCCATTATATATTTCGGGCTCACAAGGTGCTAACCCAATTGTTTATAAAGCAGATGCAAGTAATCCGGCTAAAATGCCTGTGACATTTATATCAAATGAAACTATTGGAGCAGCAAACACAACAAATGCAATTGTATTAGGTTTAATAGAAGGAATAGATTTGACAGGCTATGCAGCAGGACAAACAATATATGTAGCAGAAGGTGGAGGATATTCACTTAACTTACCGTCAGGAAGTAATTCAATTACTCAATTATTAGGTGTAATAACTAAAGGTGGTAGTGGTGGAAAAGGATTAGTATTAAATCCAGGTCCTGCTCAATTACCAGGTTTAGATACAGGATATATGTGGGTAGGTGGAACAACTAATCAACCAGTTGAAATAACTACTGCTTCATTTGCAAGTAGTGCATCATTCAATTCATATACTGCATCTAACGACCAAAAGGTAAATAGTTTAATTGCAGCAACTGGAAGTTATACGACTACTTCTTCATTCAACGCATATACTTCTTCTACTGATGGTAGATTGAATAACATTGAAACAACTACTGCAAGTTTACTAATTGAAACTGCTAATTTAGAAACATTTAGTGCATCTGCATTAATCTCTATTAGTAATTTAAATACTGCAACTGCAAGTTTATTTACATCAACTTCATTGAATTTAAAAACCGCATCGGTAAATCTTAACACAATTACATTTACCAAAGGTGATAATTCTACATTTGCATTGACAGTTGATACTGGTAGTGGTGGAGGTGGAGGAGGTGCTGCATTCCCTTATACAGGTAGTGCACAAATTACAGGTAGTTTAGGAGTAACAGGTAGTGTTAGTGGATTGGTTAATTCATTAAGTATTTCATCAAATACTGCATCATTAGATTTTAATAATGGTAACTTCTTTACACTACAATTAGTATCAGGAAGTATCACACACTTAACTGCAGCAAATATTAAAGCTGGTCAAACAATTAACTTATTAGTTAAAATGGCGAGTGGTTCGGCAGCAGCATCTGGTAGTTTAACATTCTCACCAACATTTAAATTTGCTGGTGGATTTGATTACACACCAACACAAATTACTGCATCACAAGATTTAGTATCATTTGTTACATTTGATACAACACAAATATTCGCAGCACAAGTTAAAAACTTATCATAATATGTTTGCACCAATAGCAGTAGATAATATAGATTTTCCACAAAGTTCATCACTCTCCACTTTGGATTTTATTCCGGAGAGTTTTGAAGCATTTGCTGCATATTCAAATTATTCAGTAACTTCATCTTTATATACTTCTGCATCATTCAGTGCGGCAGCTATTAATGCGATTATGAGATGGGGAATGGGACCTGATAATCAAATATTGGGAATATCTGAAAGTGGTGGAACTGTTTATAAGTGGGATGCTAATACTGATACTATGACTACGCATGGTAGTCATTCTCCTGGTACGGTCAGAAATGTTGTATGGGATAATGTAACTAATAGTTGGGTAATTTGTGGAAGTAGTGCATTTGTGAAAATAAGTTGTGCCAATCTAGCGGTATCTGCTTCAATATCAGTTCCAACAAATCAAGGAAGTCAATATCCTGCAGTAGTTGCATTTGGTGGTAAAGCATATGCTATGCCTTTGGTTAGTGTTAATGCTTCTACTAGAGTAGCCATATTTGATTTAGTTGCAAATACATCAACTACATCATCTGTAACACTTGGTATAGCTACCGGTGGAGGATTTTGGGGAGCATGTTTAACTTCGGTTGGAACTATATACTTTGCAAGAGAAGCTGCAGCAACAAATAATTCAATATACGAATACAATACAATAACCGACTCAGGTAGTTATTTTGGAACATTAGTTGGAAATACTGGATATGGACCTGTAAACTTACCAAATGGTAATGTTGCAGTTTGTGCATTAGGTTCTAGTAACATAAATATTTACATTATAAATCCTGTAAATAAATCAATTGAAACTAAAACAGGAACTAATTTTGGATATAATACCGGTCTTTGTATAGGACAAAATGGAGATATAGTAGGACAAGTTACCGGCACAAGTAGCGGTATATATGGGTATAATACAACCACAGGTGCTGGTTATAAAACAAATGTTGCACTTACCGGTATGACAACGAGTAGGGGATATCAAGACCTTTTTTCATTATCAGATGGTAGATTGATTAATATGCCAGGACAAAATAATTCTGGTAGAGGGGCTTATGTAACATATTTACCAAATAATACCACATTCTCTTCAATTGGTGCAGCAAATCCAATTATGACAAGTGGAAAAGGATTATAACACAAAAAAATAACTATAAAACTAAAAAACATTGTTTTTAATAATATAAACCAAAAAAATATGAACGCTAAAAATGTATTAAATAAGATTGTAGAGTTTTTATCAACTAACGAAGTTGAATTAACTTATGCTAAATTAGCAGACGGAACAATCGTAGAAAGTAAAACATTCGATGTAGGTGAAGAACTTTTTGTAGTTTCTGAAGATGGAACTAAATCCCCAGCACCTAACGGAACACATGACTTAATGTTGAAAGATACAGAAGGTAATGAAACTCTTTTGAAAGTTATCACAGAAGATGGTAAGATTGTAGAAAGAGAGAATGTTGAAATGGCTGACGCTGATGCAGAAATGATTGAAGAAAAACCAATCCCATCAGTAGGCAACGAAGACAAGAAAAATGTAATGCCAGACTCAGAAGGTCAAGTTAAATCAGGAACATTAAAGATGGAAGAAGAGACTGAAGAAGTTGAAACTTTACCTGAAGATGCTGAAGCAGAAGATGAAGCTGGTGAAGACAAAGAAGTAGATATGGGTAAGAAAATGGAAGAAATGGCTTATCGTATCGATGAGATGGAAAAGAAAATGAAAATGATGGAAACAATGATGCCACCATTATCATCTGAAGTAGCACAAGAAATAGATGGTATTAAAATGGCTGAAGTTGACGAAGAAGAGTTACCGAAATTAGATGGTGCTCCAATCGAAGACCCTAATTCTATTATGAAATTTGAAACAAACAGAAAAAACTTTGGTAAGAAATTACAAGACCCACAGTCTTCTTTCTTATCAAGATTATATAATTAAAAATATTAAAAAACAAAAAACGAATTAACATGAACAAAATTCAAAAATTCGCAACAATGCCAGAAGGCATTGGCCCTACCGGAAACTCTACCTACGCAGGTGAGGCGGCATCAGGCTATATTGCGGCTGCCCTTTTATCGGCAAACACTTTGGATAAGAAGTTAGTAACGATTATGCCTAATGTAAAATTTAAGAGCGTAATCCAAAAACTTGCTTTATCCTCTTTGATTTCAGATGCATCTTGTGACTTTAACGCAACTGCAACTGCATCAATCTCTGAAAGAGTTTTAACTCCAGAAGAATTCCAAGTTAACTTACAATTATGTAAGCAACAATTCGTTCAATCATGGGAAGCTTTACAATTAGGTTTCTCTGCATTTGACGAAATCCCTAAGAACTTTAACGACTTCTTAATCTCTTATGTTGGTGGTAATGTGGCTCAAGCTGTTGAACAATCTATTTGGCAAGGTGACACTGCAACAAATGGTCAATTCTCTGGTTTTGAAACATTATTCTCTGCTTCAGTAGCATTAGCTGCAGCTGACTCAGTTTTACCTGCAAGATTAACAGGTAGTGGTTCTGCAATCATATCTGGTAGTGTAACTTCAGCGAATGTAATCCAAAAATTACAATCAGTAGTTGAAACTATCCCTACAACTGTATATGGTAAGCAAGACTTAGTTATCTATGTAGGAACAAATGTAGCAAAAGAATACCAATTAGCAACTGCTGGTTTAACTTCAACAGGTACTACATTGGCTAACGTGGGTGCGAATGGTTACCAAAATCAATTTGTAATTGGTGAAAAACCATACAACTTTAATGGTATTGATATCGTATTATGTCCTGGTATGTCTGACAACAAAATCGTTGCAGCACAAAAGAGCAATTTGTTCTTTGGAACCGGCCTTTTAAGCGATATGAACGAGGTTAAAGTAATTGATATGGCTAACATTGATGGTTCTCAAAATTATAGAATTATCATGAGATACACTGCTGGTGTTCAGTTTGGTATCGGTCAAGACATCGTTTACTACGGAGCTTACTAATAAAAACTAATTAAAGGGTGGGTTAAACACTCACCCTTTTTAATAACAAACTAAATAATAATAACATGGCTTACACATCAGGACAATGCGTATTATCAGCAGGTAGAAAGGAAGTATGTAAAGAAAGTGTTGGTGGTTTACAAGGTGTATACTTTATAAACTATTACACTGCATCTGCAGCAACTGACTCTAACGATTTGGTAACAGCATTAAACAATCCATCAGGTAGTTCGGTTTATTATTATGAACTTAAAGGCAATTCTTCTTACACAGAAACAGTTAACTCTTCTAGAGAGAATGGAACAACATTCTTCCAACAAGAATTGACATTAAACTTAAAGAAGTTGACTAACGAGATGACTACGCAGCTTAAACTTATGGCATACGGGCGTCCCAAGGTTGTAGTTTGGACTATGAATGGTGAAGCATTACTTATTGGTAACAAAGAAGGATGTGATGTAACTGCAGGAACTATTCAAACAGGTGGAGCATTGGGTGACCTTTTCGGTTATTCAGTAACTCTTACAGGTTTGGAGAAAGAACCAGCTTACTTCTTATCTGGAAGCACAGTAAATAACCCTTTTGCAGGTTTATCGGTTCAACCAACTATTGTTTACGGTTCATAATTAATATTGTGAATTAAAATATTGAAACCCTACTCTTTTGAGTGGGGTTTTTTTGTTTCATAACTATTTTTACCAAATGCATTGTTTTTATTATATAAAACATAGATAATGCAGAGTTATTATATATCACAGAGCAACTCATATACCTTTAGAACACAACCTACGGCATCTACATTAAACGAATTCACAATGTCTTTGACTGATATGATGGGTTTAAATACATTTACCGCATCATTAAGTGGTATTACATACGAAGGTTATGAAAGTTATATTGGATTTACTGCCAGTATTTCTGGAACATTTCCAGGCGATGAATATCGTGCAGTTCTATATAATGGAACACCATCAGGCAGTGTAGATATATGGAGAGGAACATTCCAAGTATATAAACCAACTACTGCAGAAAAATCAGAATACGAAAACCAAATACCGCCAATAACATCACATGAAAGTGAGAACAAGTATATAATCTATAACTAATATGAAAGGGAAACAAAACTTCGCAATAGTAAATGTAAACAATAATCAACTTCCTATAATTCAAGAGGATACTAAAACTCGTTATACATGGGTGCCTTTTGGTGTTTATGGACAAGATGATTTTTTTGATGCAATTATATCAGCGTTCAATGTATCAACAACTAATGCAGCATCGGTAGAAGGTATTGCAGATTTAATATATGGTAAAGGAATTTATTCTAAGAATGAACCATTCAATGAAATTCTAAATAAACTTTTACCACAAGAAGAATTGAAGAAAGTATCATTTGACTTAAAGTTATTTGGTAATGCAGCATTTCAAGTATATTGGGATGAGACACATACAAAGATTAAAAAAATGTATCATGTTCCAGTTCAAACACTTCGTGCTGAAAAACTTTATGGTAGTCCAAAGATAGAAAATTACTATTATTGCACAGATTGGAATGATATGAAAAAGGTAAGAGATAAAAAGAAAATACCTGCATTTGAAACCAGTAATGAAAAGATGGAAATACTTTACATTAAGAATTATTGTCCAGGTTTATATTATTATTCCCTACCTGATTGGATATCAGCTTTACAATTAGCAATGTCTGATGGTGAAATCTCTAATTTACACTTTAATAACATTACCAATGGTTTCTTACCAGCAGTAATGATTAACTTTAATAATGGAGTTCCTGCACCTGAAGAAAGAGAAACTATTGAAGATTTGATACAGGCTAAGTTTACAGGAACGGATAACGCAGGTAGATTTATGGTTTCATTCAACGATGATGTGACTACTAAACCTACAATCGACACAATTAATGTAGAAAACTTACATGAGAAGTATGATTATGTTGCAGAATATGTTCAAGATAGAATATTAGTTGCACATAGAGTAACCTCACCTTTATTATTTGGTATTAGAACAAAAAACAATGGTTTCAGTTCACAATCAGAAGAAATGAAGACTGCATTTAGTATCATGCAAACAATGACTATTGCACCTTTCCAAAATTTAATTTTAAATACTTTAGATTATGCATTAGCATGTTCTGGATATAACGATACTGAATTATACTTTGAACAATTAACTCCGTTAGTAATTCTTTCTCAAACTGCAGAAGAAACTGGTAAATCAATTGAGCAAGTAGAAGATGAGACTAACGATAGTATGGAAAATCCTGCTACAACAGAAGATAATACGGATGCAGTAGTGAATGAACCAATACCGGATGCAGAACCACAAAGATTTAAGATGCCAACAATTTTATCAAAAGAATACGAAATATACAAATAATATGAGCTACGCTTTATTCATTAACAGAAACGATATCATAAAGAACTCAATACTTCAGGGTTCAATAGATGCAGATGCTTTGTTGCCATTCGTTAGAACGGCACAAGATAAGTATTTAAAGAACTTATTAGGAACAGTTTTATTTGATTATCTACAAGCACAAATAAGTGCAGGGACAGTTGGTAATCTATCGGTTTATTATCAAGACTTATTGGATGACCATATTAAATACACTTTATTGTGGTATGCTTGTGTAGAATACATTCCATTTAGTTCAATTCAATTTAAATCTAATGGTGCAGTAAAACAAGCAAGTGAACAAGGAACTGCTCCAGCAAAGAATGAGATTGATTATCTTTTACAAAAGGCAACTAATAATGCAGATTATTATGCTTTAAGATTACAAAACTATTTAATTGCATATTCAAATAACATTCCGCAGTATTTAGAAAGTGTTGGAAATCAAACTCAAATCTATCCCGATATGTCAAATCAATACTGGTCAGGGATACAATTATAATAAACTATGGCAGCAATCGTTCATAATTCAGGAATTAATTACTCATTGTATTATAATGTTTTAAATTATTTTAAAACTATAATGACAAACCATCCTTCTATTGAAATGGTATCACAGGGTGCATTGAGTGATGTTGACTATGATGAGTTTCCTAACTATCCAATTGGTAATGTAAATATTATACAAACGAATTGGGGAACATCTACAACTGATTATCAAATACAATTGATAATAGCAGATAAAGTTAAAAATAAAAATAACGAAAGTAATCCTGAAACAAATGAGATTACAATTCCATTTTATAAAAGAGATGATTTAGTTGATATTCATGCAAACACATTGAGTATCCTAAATGATTTAACTTCATATACTCAAAGAAGTGTAGATGGATTTGAAATCAATACAGAAATTGTATGTGAACCTTTTAGTGATAGGTTTAACAATGGATTAGCTGGGTGGAGTGCAACATTCACACTTACCACTCACAATGATAAAAATCGTTGTCTTTTTTTTTTAATTGACCCGAACTTTTTAGGATATAGAATAACGGATTGTATTACAGGTATTCCTTATAATGCAATTATATCGGTTGGTGAGGGTCAGAACATAGGTGGAGCATTTGCAACTAAAATAAATTCATCATTACCTGCAAACTATGGTAATTTAAAATGTTTTAGTGTAGGCGAAGGATTGGAAGAGGCTAATTGGGATTTAGTAAATATTCCAATGGTAGATTGGCCACAATCAAACTTATTCAATTGTGATGAGTGTGAGTTGTGGATAGAACCAAAGATATGGAACACAACACCAGCAAAATGGAGTGGTGTGTATGGTGATTTTAGAACATGGATAACAGATTAAAAATAAAATAATAATATGGGAAATTTAAGTAATCAATATATCTCACAATCATTTCAATCTCTACTTCATTTAGGTAGTGATACGACTGCATCTGCAACTTTGACAGAGATACAAGATGCATTGGGAAATGGAGTAGGTGTTTTTGTAAATACTGCAGGTAATTTAAAAGTTAATAATCATATTAGTGCATCTCAAGTAAGTGCATCTATATTAAATGGTTTAGGTAATCCATTTGATTTTTCATCATCAGTATCTACACAATTACAGGCATTAGAGAATGTAACTTCATCTTTAATCAATCAAACTGGAAGTTATGCAACTACTGGCTCGAATACTTTTATAGGAAATCAAAATATTACAGGTGATGTTGAAATAATAGGAACTTTAAACGCAACTAGAATAAATACTTTGATTGAGTCATCATCTATTATATTCTCATCAGGGTCTAATATTTTGGGAGATAGTAGTTCGGATATACAAACACTCAACGGATTAGTTAGAGTGTCAGGAAGCAGTCAAATAACGGGCTCTATGGGTATTTCTGCTAACTTATCTATTAGAGGTGAAGTATCTGCATCTTATATCTCATCTTCAAGAATAGAAGGATTGGGAGGAACTACTGTAAGTGATTTTAGTCAGAGTGTTCACCAACAATTTAATGATGTATTAACTTACGAAAATAATAACGATACAAAGTGGAATGATTTACAACCTGTAACTTCATCTTTACTTATTTCCGTAAATGATAATTTAAATCCATTTACCGCATCAATTGCAGGAACAAATGCATTTACTGCAAGTGCGAAAACTTCAATTACTGCATTAAATTCATTAAGTGCTTCATTGGCAACAACAGGCAGTAACTCATTTACAGGAAGTCAAATAATTACGGGTAGTGTTTATGGAAATTTAACTAGTTTAAGTATCTCATCACAAACTGCTAGTATGAATTTAGTTAACGGTAACTTTTTTACTTTAAGTTTAGTTAGTGGGTCTGCTACAAGATTAGAAGCATCTAATATAAGACAAGGACAAACAATCAATTTAAGAATAACACAACCATCTGTTGGATTTGGAACAATTACATTTGGTAGTTCAATAGAACAACCAGCAACTAATCCATATTCGGCAACAACTTCTGCAAATGCAGTTGATATTTTAACATTTATATCATTCGACTCATCAAGTTTATATACTGCAGCAATTAAAAATTTAGTATAATGAGATTTGCACCTATTGCTTTTGAAAATAATAGTGGAGATAATATATTATTCCTAACAAGTAGTTTGATTGGATATTATGATATTTCATCTTATAATGCTAATAATAATATATGGTATGATTTAAGTGGAAATAATAATAATATTACAGTAGTCGGTAATGATTTATCTTCAACCAATAAGGGTCTTTTATTTAATGGAACTAATTATTTGAACTTACCAACATTTTCAGGAAGTTCTGCATTAACAATGATGGTTTGGGGTGATGTAAATTATTCTTTTCCAAATAGAGATACTGCTTATTTACAAACATTATTTAATAAAAGAGTTGGAAGCAATAATGGATTTAATTCAGTTCACCAATTTCGTTTAACTGCAACAAGAGATTATATAGCTTGGATAGGACAAGGTGGAACTGGAACATTCAATCAAGGATTTACAGGCCCATCAACAGGAAGTATGAATTTTATAGGATTTCAATCAACAGAAACTACTTCTTCTTTAATATATGGTGCATGGGCAAACGCGGTAAGTGGAACCTTTAACCCTTGGCAAAGTTTAATAACATCAGGTAGTGTTTTATTTCCATATACTCAACCATTACTTTTTGGTAGTTCATCATCAGGATTATATACAGGTACAGTTGGAATTATTGGAATATATGATACAATGTTATCAAATGAAGAAATGACTACAAATTATTTAGCAGTATCTGCATCTACATTATATTAATATGGCAACTTTAGCACAATTACAAAGAAAGCAAAAGACTATCGTTGATGTATTAGTCAAACAGGTAGTAGATAAAGCACCTATAAAAACTGGTAGATTAAGGAAAGCACTTAAAAAAGCAAATACAGTAAATACTGTGTTAGAAAATACAGGTGGTTTTTCTAAAAACATTCCTATACAATCATTTGAGTTTTCTATAAACTATGCACCTGATGATGCACCATATGGTAAATATTGGAATGACCCAACTCTTGCAAAGAATATAAAGAAAGGTAAAACTAAAAATATTCCTCAATCAATTAACTTTGCAGAGAAAGCAATATTAACTCCTGAATTTCAAAGGGGATTAGACGATTTATTAGATTTAATTGGTGAAAGTATTGCAGATAATGTTGTAAGAGAGTTAGAATAGAGTATCACATACTTTTTTTGATTTAGTGGTTTTTATATAAAGGAAATATAAATGGCTTTATCATTACTACAAACACCAGCAACTGCATCTTTAGCACAATCACCGATTATATTTTCGGTATTGGAAAGCACACCAGTATACACTTCTTCTTCATTTCAATATATAGGAGAACTTTACTTTTGGACAGGTTCGCAGTTTCAATCATCGTCTCTTGCAAATTACACAATAGCTAAATTCCCAAACACAGTAGGTTCAGGTATTTTTGACTTAAATAGAATTATAAATTCTACTCTTACTGATTTAGCAATTGCTAATACATCATCTGTTGAATACTTTGCAGTTGATTTTTATTATCAATGGTTATCAGGTAGCACTTATGTGACTGGGTCTCATTTAAAAACATCAACATATAAAGCATTGGATGGTTATGGTATATTTCCTCAACCAATAGGACAACCATTATTTACATCATCAATATATTGGCCTTTAATGACTGATGGGCCTACAACTCAATCTGCATTTATAACTAACAAAGGAATGTCAGGAGTATATACAGGTGATATTGGTTCAACACAACCTACAAAAGTAGTTTATACTTCTAATTTAGGAAGTGCAGATTATGCAGTTGCAACTAATGCATCATCATCTGGCCAGATTGCAGGATATCCAATAGGCCCTGCACAAAGTGGTTTCCCTCTTTCTACAATAGGAATGGAATGGTTTTCAGTTCAACCTTATGCAAGTTCAACACCATTAGGTAGTGCAATTAGATATGAATTAACATGTGAACAAAAATATCCAAATGTAAGAATAAAATGGAAAAATAGATTTGGTCAGTTTGATTATATGAATTTCAATATGATAAGTAAAAATTCATTTTCAACTGAAAAGAGATTATATCAACCACAATTAGGAACATGGGAAAGTTCAACTTTATCTTATCAATCATATGATACTGCAAATCAGGCATACATTGTAGATAGTAAACAAGGATTGAGTGTAAACTCAAATTGGTTACCACAAGATTACAATGATATTCTAAAACAATTATTAGTAAGTGATGAGATTTATTGGGTATATGATGAGGCAAACAATTTAGTTAGACCTTTGACTATTACAACTCAAAATGTAGTATTTAAAACAGGTGTGGTAGATAAAGTAATTCAATATCAATTTGATTTCCAATACGGCCAACCTTATAAATTAATCATGTAATGGGAATAATTTCTACTCAAGCATTTACTTTTAGATTAATAGCAAACGGAACACAGTTAGATATATTTGAAGATGAAGATATAAAATTATCAAATAATGTAACTGGTTTATTTGACATAGGACAATTGCCATCTGACTTTACAAGACAGATTACTCTGCCTGGAACAAAAGTAAATAATGCATTCTTTGAACATGTATACGATATTAGTATTCAAAATCCATTTTTATTTGCAACGAATATAAAAGTTCCTGCATATTTTGATTTTGACTCAGTTTATCTTGCAAATGGATACATTCAATTAAATAAAGTAAATGTAATTGCAAATAAATTTATTGACTCATACGAAGTAACTGTTTATGGAACTCTTTCCTCTTTTGGTAGAGATATTAATAGAAACTTTTTGACTGACTTAACTTCTCTTTCACAATACAATCACACTGCATCTTACGAAAATATTACAGCAAGTTGGAGTGGAAATTTATTTAATGGAGATATAGTTTATCCACTTGCCGATTATGGTAGTGGATATACATTCACACAAGGTGCATTGAATTTATTTGGTGTAGATGACCAAGATGGTGCATTATGTGTTCAAAACTTCAAACCTGCAATTAGAGTTAAACCTGTATTAGATGCAATATTTGCAGAAGCAGGATACACATACTCATCTTCATTTATGAACCAAGCATTTTTAGATGATGTTTATATGGTTTGTAATTATGGATTAAAATATCCTGAGTTTAGTGGTATTGATTTAGAAACATATGGTAAAATAAAAGTAGGTGCAGTATCAGGTAGTGGTATGACAGACATAACATTAGCATCTGGTAGTTGGACAACTTTACCTTGGTATAATAAATTATCTGACCCACAAAACTTTTACAATAATGGTGCATATACAGTTGAGAAAACGACTAACTTAAAAGGTGCATTAAACATAAATATCAATGTAAGTTGCTCGGTAAATAATATGCCAGGTACACTTTCTGCAAATGGAACATGGCAGTTAAGAATGTTAGAGACAGGTAGTTTAACACCTTATTCTACACAAGCAGTATCATCGTATATTAATTTCTTTGACCAATTACAACAAAGTAGGACTGGTGGTATCAATACAACATATGAATTAGCAAGTGAGTTTAAATTCAATACTATTCCATCTGGTAGTTATTATTTTCAAATAAGACAATCACCAAATAATGCACCACCAACTGTTCAACCACTTGTGACATTAGACCCACAAGGAACAACTAAATCTTTTATAGAAATTAAAGAAGTTAAACAGGCTGCTGATGGTAGAATAATGGATATACCTTCTAATATGCCATATGGAACAACAGGTATTAAACAGATTGATTTTATATTAGGATTACAAAGAAAGTTTAACTTAGTAATCTATCCTAATAAAACTAAATTAAATGAATTTATAATTGAAACATTTAATGATTTTTATAAGAGAGGTGAAGTAAAAGATTTTAATAAATACATTAACTTAGATAAAAATATAGAAGTAATTCCTGCAAATAACCTTGCAGTTAATAAATTAAACTTTGGAGATACTTTAGATACTGATTATATATCTCAACAATTTAGTAAACAGGCAAATAGAGAATATGGTAAGCAATATTATATTGACACTACTAATTTCTATTCACAAGGTGAGTATAATGTAAAAACTACATTTGCATCAGACCCATTGATTAGAATTGCAGGAACAGGTTTATCTGGAAGTGTTAGTGGTATAAACCCTACACCTACTACATTCTATGCGGGTCAAGTGATACTTTCACCATCATCTAATCCAATTTATGCATGTTCTGCTGCATCGATATTTGATGTATACACAGTTTCAGGAACATTAACGCAAGGTGAGGTTTTATATTTTGATAGATATGCTTCATCTCCTGTGACTGGATATTTTTATTTTGTTGAAACATATTCAGGTGCTGAAATAATTGAAATCAATAGAATAAATGGAGTGATAGGATATGGAAGTGGTTTCTTCTGTTAAAATAAAATATTATGAGTCAAATTATACCAATATACATACCAACATTTATAGGTGACCAAAATTATAATCCTACAAGAGTTTTACCACATATCTATTTTTATAACGGATTAATAGATTGTGAAACTTATTGGATTGAAAGTGGTTCGGCTGCTTTTGGTGGAGTAACATTTCAACAAAATGCATTTCCATACTTTGACAATTATAATGTAGTATCAGGTAGTTTTCCTACAACTGATAGTTTATCATTACTTTTTAATAATGAAGGAGCATCATATGGTGAGGTGCCAACAAACAATTTATACACTACTTATTGGGAAAGATATGTAAGTTTACTTTATAATCCATATACTAGATTATTAACTTGTGAAGCAATTATTCCTTTAGCTGATTATGTAAAAATGGAATTGAATGATGTGGTAAACTTTAGAGGTAACTATTATCATTTAAGAGCAATAAACGATTACTCACTTAAAACAGGTGAGTGTAGTTTACAATTATTAGGCCCTATTATTGCAGATACTATTTCTGATGCACAACCAGAACCACCTCCACCACCAACCCCAGATGCAACTGCATCAATACATTTAGAAGAATATAATGCAAGTCCAACTGCATTCATAGACGCTAATTTATTTGTATCAGGTACTTCGTATTTCTTTAGTGGTGATTTCACACAATCTATTGCAGGTGGAACTGTTGCAAATGTAACATTGGAAGGTAAAGATGGTGGTTCAACTGTATGGGGCCCGTATACTACGGCATCTGCAACACTAACAACTTTTGATAATGGAACATTGATAACAAGTTCAACCCAATACATTTATTCGGGTAGTGGTGATACGGTTATAACATTCTCAACAACATTTACGGCAGGACACAATATTACAATTTCAGGTAGCACTAATGTTATACAAACTGGAAGTTGTTGCACTCCAACGATTACTTCTGCATCGGTTAGTGGAGGAGATATTAGTATTTTCTTTACAACAGGTAGTGGATGTTCTGGTTGCACTGCGACAACAATACAAACTTCATTAGATGGTTCAACATGGGGCGGAAACAATACTGCAGGATGTAATTCTCCAAGAGTAATTACTGCACCAACTGCATCTACTTATTATAGAATGTATGAAACTTGTGGAGCATTAACATCATCATTCTCTAACTCATATTATTATTCAATAAGTAGTGTATATGAATATACTGGATGTGGTAGAGGAGACAATGTATCGGAAACATGTAGTGATGTAGTTAATAATAGAACATTCTATTCGGATTGTGATACATTTGATTTTGGTGTTGGATGTTATGTGTATGTTGATACATTCCCTAATCCATTAACAGGATATAATAATGTGTTTATGAATGGTTCAACTTGGGATATTAGTCCAGTAACAGGTATTGTAATAGACCTTTCATCAGTGCAGTGTTAATTCATTACTTATTTATTACAATAAAGTTGTTTTTAATATATGATACCAATAATAATAAGCATTTTGAATTCAGGAAACCATTATGGTATTTCTGAAAGAGTTGATATAGCAAAAGGAAAATATCAAATTCCTACAACTTGGAAAGATTTGGGTAAAAACATTAAACGAAGATTATGGCCGATAAGAAAATCAAAGTAAAAGTTGATGTAGAAACTAACATAGAACCTACAATAGCTAATCTAAAAGCATTAAAGAGACAATTAAGAGAAACGGCTGCAGGCTCTGCTGAATTTAATAAGATATCGGCTCAAATCCGTGATATGGATGATGCTATTAAAGATGCTAGTGCAACCGCTGATGACTTTGCTGGATACTTGGAAAATGCATCAGGTCCATTAGGTATGTTTGGTAAAGCAATTAGAAATGCAGAGAAAACATTTTCTTCATTTAATGCTGCATTAAAAGCATCTGTAATTGGTTTAATCGTTTCTTTAATTGGAGGATTTGTTGCAGCTTTGTCAAAGTCGGAAGAGACAATGAAAAAGTTTGAACCTATCCTTATTATGTTTGAACAGGCATTGAATGGTATATTAGGTGCATTACAACCCTTAATAGACGGATTTATAGAGTTAGCATTGAATGTGATGCCTTATGTCACAAAAGCATTTAAGGTAGTTTATTCAGCTGTTACTGCAGTATTCCAATCATTGGGTAAGTTAGGTTCAGCAGTTGTAAAATTATTCAAAGGAGATTTCAAAGGTGCATGGGAAGATGCTAAATCATCAGTAACAGGATTTACCGATAACTACGAAGCAGCAGTTGGTAGATTTGAGGCAGGTCAAAAGAAAATGACTAAAACTCAAAAAGAAAACTTAGACAAACAAAAGAAAGATTTAAAAGACCATACGGATGAAACGAAAAAAATACGAGAAGAGGAGTTAAAAGAATTGATGGCTGGACAGAAAGAAGCAATGTTAGAATTACTTTCTGAAAGAGAACAAGAAGAATTTAAAGTAAACGAACATTATTCTAGACTATTATTTCTTGCAACTAAATATGGTGAAGATACAACTACTTTAAAACAAGCACAGGCTGACGCATTAAAAGAAATTGATGATAAGTATTTAGCTAAACAAAGAGAACAAGAAGAGAAGGATAAAGAGAAAAGATTAAAAGATGCAGATGAGCGTGCTAAATTTCAATTAGACCAATTTGAAAAGATTAAGAAATTAGAACAAGATAGAGAAGATGTAACATTTAGAACTAATCAGGCAGTAGCACAATCATGGGTTAGTTTAGGTCAAAATATTCAAGGTATATTTGGAAGTTTGATAAATGTATTTGAACAAGGTTCGGCAATGGCCAAAGCATTTGGTATTGCACAGGTTGCAATCAATGCTGCATCATCTATTGGACAAATATTAGTTAATAGTAAAGCTGCAGGATTTGAATACGATAAAGCAATTGCAACAGGTAATGCAGCAATCTTAATGGCAATACCAAAATTAGTAAACCCAATCACTGCACCATTAGGTATTGCAGAAGCTGCAGCAGGTAAAGCAGCAGTTGCAGGTGGTATAGCTGGTAAGGCATCAAATAAAATAAATACTGCATTACAAATTACGGCAGTAGGTGTATCATCAGCTGCACAAATTGCAGCAATCTTAGGAGCAGGTAAAAGTAAATCGTCAGGTTCAGGCCAGGCAGGTTCATCTAGTGGAACTTCCACTGCAAGTGTTCCTGCACCACCAACAGTAGCAGTAACTGCAGCACCACAAATACAAACAGGTGGAGGACAAAATCCAACTGCACAAATAGGTGAAACTATTGCATCTGCACAGAGACCAATTAAAGCATATGTAGTAAGTGGTGAAATTAGTTCACAACAAGCTTTAGACAGACGAACAAGTAGAGCTGCAACATTTGTAGGTGGATAATGATTTTTTGAAATAATAATGTTTTTACTATATGAAACTATTTGAATTAAAGGTTGAAGAAGAAGGTGTTGATGAAGTGTTTGCTATATCATTGGTAGAAAGTCCTGCAATAGAAATGGATTGGATTGCCTTTGGTAAAGAAGAAACTCTTTTTGCAGCAGTAGACAATGAACAAAGAATGTTAATTGGGCCTATTTTAATACCTGATAAAAAGATATTAAGAATAGATGGTGAAGGACAACCATATAATGTGTTTCTGTCAAAAGAAACGGTTAAGAAGGTTGCTCAAAACTATTTAATGAAGAAGTATAACGATAAGGCTACTTTGGAACATGATGAGTCTATAAATGGAAAAGTTCATTTAGTTGAGAGTTGGATTAAAGAAGGGAAATTAGATAAGAGTAATGTGTATGGCTTAAATGTCCCTGAAGGAGCTTGGATGGGAATGTTTAAAGTTGCTGATGAGAAGATTTGGAAAGACTATGTGAAAACAGGTAAAGTGAAAGGATTTTCTATTGAAGGTTTATTTGAACACAAATTAGTTGAAGCTAGTAAAGAAGATATACTATTAAAAGATATCAATGAATTATCAGAAGCAGAAGCTAATGTAGTTTTATCTTATATCAAAAATACAATTCGTAAAGATAGCAGATATAGAGGTGGTAAGAGAATAGACATGGAAAGTTATTCAGACTACCCGGATGGTGTAAAAGGAAATGCTAAAAGAGTATTAGACTATGTAGATAAGAATGGATGGGGTTCATGTGGAACTCCTGTTGGTAAGCAACGAGCATCCCAATTGGCAAAAGGAGAACCTATTAGTGTAGATACTATAAAGAGAATGTATTCTTTTTTAAGTAGACATGAAAAAGATTTGGAAACATCAACTGCATACGGAGACGGATGTGGTAAATTGATGTATGATGCATGGGGCGGCAAAGCAGCATTAGGATGGAGCAGAAATAAATTAAGACAATTAGGTTTGTTAACGGAAACGGAAACAATGCCTTCTATTCCAGGAAGCAGTTATGCAGGAGAACCTGCAAAAAAGAAAGATAAAAAGAATTTAATCATTGCACCAGCATTGTTAGGAAATGAATAGTGATACTTACATAAAGAATTTACAAAAGTTTGCTTTACCATCAGTATCAATGGTTAAGTTTAAGAATATGCTTAAACGAAGCACTGCAAGTAATCCTATGTTTGTAAAATGGAGAACTGCAATAGCACCAACACATAGAGCATCATATGAAGTGTATTGGGGAAAGTTTTATAGTAATTCTGACCAAAGTGAAACTAAAGCAGAAGAAGGTATGGTGAACTTAGTTGCACCTACTACAAGAGAAGGATGGAGAACATTAACATACGATAACATATCCTCATTTAAGTTTGAGGGAAAAACATATACAATAAATTAAAAATAAAATAAAATGAGCAAAGTATTCAATTTAGCAGGTAATGTAGAAAACGGACAATTTAGTGGTGGACAAAACATCACAGGGTCAAATCCAATTGGAAGTTTACCATTCGTTGCATCAGGATTGTATGTTGGACAAGTTGGAACATTAGTAGCAAAAACTGCTG